CGGCGAATTACGTGCACCTATATCCATAAAGCGTTATTTAAGCAACCGGGAGAGCCCGTAAACGATTGCCGCCCCCAGGCTGCCCAGTAAAAAATATTTTAAAACCGGCGTTTCTTTTACAAGGGTTACAATGTTGGAATCGTAGAATGTAGAACTTCCATAGTACCCGTAACCCGGCGAAACGAAACGGTAATGAACGGTTCTGTCCGGAACCTCATCAGGATAAATATCTGATCCCCCAATGTGCACCCCGGCAGACCCCAACATGTCGCCGGCATCGTTGTAAAACTGAACTTCGCCGGGAATACTTACACCCTGTTCATCCTGAAGTAAAACCCTGTAAACCATCATAAGGCATCTAATTTTGAGATTACAGCCTTAAATAACAGCGGATCGCTTTCCCCCAGTTGCGCCAGCTTTTCAAGATGGTCAATGAGTTTAGGATCACATCTTTCAAGCTTATCGAGGGCGCCGGCCAACCTGGTCAATTTCTGCTCAGCACTTTCAACGGCAGCCTCACTATTCCCCACGCCGGAAATTGTTTGTAGGGGGGTCGCTGCCATCGCAGCAGGCATAACAGGAGCGGCACCACCGAACATTTGACGAACTAAGCCAATAACAGTTCCCAGCTTTTCTGGGCTTTCCAAATAACCCATAAGTATTGAGTTTATATCGCCTTCGTCATCGTCATCGTCTTTACCCTTTTCCAACGCCTCAATGCGATCCATTAACTTTTTGTTGTGTCCGGCAATACCCTGCCCGTCGTAGGTGTCCTTTAACTTGAAATTTAAACAGGCGATGTAACCAGCGTTACCAGTCGCGCAGGTCGGGGCCTGATCACTATCGTACACGCGCAGCGTATAGGTTGCGGTACTTCCCGAAGTGTCGAAACTGTTCAACCAATCGGATAAGGAATCCGGGCCGACCCCGGAAACAATAAATTGCTTTCCCTGGTAAAGAGCCCAGGCATCGGTTTCGAAGTATTCAAACCTGGAAAGCACCGCATTGATACCTATAAGTTGCACGCCTGTCATCGTGAAGGGCCTTGTATTAATCTGTTCTGCGCATCAAGCCTTATGTACCCGCATTCGATCAACACCACGTAAGGGGTGCCGGCGCTCGTAGTACTGTTGGCATATTGCAGGTAACTTTTTGGAAAGTCAACGTTAACCCAATTATCGAATGTTGTTGTGTTCCTACGGTACGGGATTGCCCCTGTAGTGAACACCATATCATTCAGGGTAAGAATTGGAATTGTTTGCCCTTTCTCCCAACCTTCTGCATATATGGTAACCGACATCTTTGCCAGTTCAGCGGCCGGCGCAGTTGGGTTGCCGCTTATGATCCCATTGGTAAGAACTTCGGCCGAAATGAGCCGCATCCATTTAATTACGATCTTCTGATCTATCGTTGATCGCAATTGTGAAATATCGGGAAACGGCACACGCTGCACGCCGGCGGTAGGCACGTTTACTTCGATAAGTATCGACGGGCCGCGCGGTTCATCCTGCACTAATACTTGTTGCATGTGATAGAATTTAAAGAGCGATTAAAGAGGGCGTCCGGCACGCAGCCGGACGCCGCAACTTATCAGGCTTGCTATGCCAAGCGATTTTAGTTTACTACTGTACTGTTCTGTGCCAGTACCCCGCGATAGATCAATATGCACCGCATAAATGCGGCAGCACTTGCCAGCGCCCCAGGTAAAACAATTTCGGGAACGTAGTTTTTACTGCCGATCAACAGCAAGTTTGGTTCCTGTGTGATAAAGCCATCCTCAGCCCCGCGGAACTGATCCTTTGGAGATCCCGCACCCAATGCCGCGGTTTGCTGCGTCTGTGGTTTGTACCAGTGATTTAGCAGCCCCCTGTACGGTATGATCACATCATTGTTAACTTTCGTTGACAGATAACCGTTTGAGTAAAATGTAGAATCGAGGGCGGCCGCATCGGCAGCGGCAAATACCTGCGTATTACCGTAGGAGTTAAGCAGGTAAGCGGTATCTGTTCGGCTTGTAGGCTGTGCCACAAAAATTCCGTATTCGGATACTACCAATGAATCTTGAAGCTGTAAACGATTTTCGGTATTGAAAATTACGTTCGTACTGTTGGCCTGATTGGGTGTTACACCGAAAGCAAACCGGTTATTGGCTGTATTTAGCTCAACTTCTAGTCTTATTTCGTGCTGGGAAAGCTTTCTTGCATTCACCCAATCCCAACATTTGCGCGAATCCTGCCCGAAGCTTTGGATCCACGAATTAAAAAGAACTTGCTTTGCAATGTCGTAACTCATGCGAGCACTTTGGTTGTTCGTGCTATTCATACACCACAATTTTCAGGTTAAACAATATTGCTTTGCCTTCAAAGGATCCGGATTTTGTAAATAGGTACCCGGTAGAAACCGGGCACCTTTGAGCATTACTATTCTATGCTTGTAGCCAGTACAATCAATTCATGTAATCAGATCCGGTATTCGTTATCCCGCTGCCACCATCGCAATTTCCAATCGAGCCCATTACGCCACTACCGGAAGGGATGTAGGCACCCACACCGGAACCGGCGGGCGTATATCCATTGACACGAAACCCTTGCAATTGCGCAGGCGTCCTGCCGGCCAGTTGCGGCGGCGTTCCACCGATCACCGGTACGTTTTGGTAACCGGCCATCCTATGCCGGCCGATCACCGGTACATTTTGGTAACCGCTGATAACGCCCATTACACGTAACGCGCGTTTAAGGCCAGCGCCTACCATTATACCCCCGGCAATCTTCTGCACCATCCCGGATGTACCCGAAGATCTGCGCAGCAATAGCAACCCACCGATACCAATTTCACCAGCTGTAGCGGCGATCTGTGCGTTTTTAGTCGGCACCGGCACAGGATCCGTGGTTTTTGGTAAGATCTTATCAATTTGTGTGTTAACGACGCCACCCAGGAACCAACCCCCGGCAACAGCCGCCAATTTCAAACCGATGTCTTTACTCCCCAGTTTCAACCCACCAATTCCCCCACGACGACGGCGGCGACGGTGATGCGTTCTGTGTTTTTTTCTGTGTGACATATAACTACAATTTGAATGTTAAGCGATTTTAAGCGTAGTACTCGATGTTTCCTGTCGTATTCACGTAATCGTATACGTTCTTTACTTCGTCATCGGAACTTGTGTTCAGGCTGTTGATAATTTTTGTGATCGCATCGGCAGCCAGCCCGGCGGCGATCGCATAGTTTACTATTTCCTGCGATTGGCTGTTTCTGGTCAAATTGCTGGTTTGCGAAACCTGCGGCAGTTGGTAGTTTGTAGGGTACTGTGTGGCTGTGGTCGTTTGCTTTTTTGTAAGCAGGTAGAGTGCCAAAGCCCCCAGGCCCAAACCGATCAACATTTTGTTGCTACCACCGCTGCCCCCCACACTTCGCCGGCGCGGCCGGCTGCCGGCCATTACAACCCGGCGTTTACGAGGCCTTGCATGGGTAGTAGTATGTTTACGGCGTCGTTTGCGTTTCCTGCCGGTCATTACGCGCTCAACGCTGCGGCGTTCAACCTGTTTAACCACCTTGCGGCCGCTGCGGCGTTTACGCCGTTTAGTTGGTTTCTTTTTAACAGATCCCGTTACTTTTCTTTTACGGGGCCTGTTCCGTTTTGTGGCAACCCTTTTTTTCCTGGCTTTGGGTTTCGACCGGTGTTTTTTTGCCATTGAGTTTATTTTTTAGCCATCAAATAAAATAGCAACCCCAACCCACCAACGAATGCAAGCTTACGACGCCTTCCCAAAAAATTTTCCCCGCTAATTGCAACGGCGGTTAAACCTGCTAAGGCCGCCAAAGGCACTATGTTGTTTTTAACAGCCGTCGAAAAATCGGTTTGTAATGGGGTTGTGGTTGTGGTAACCTGCGCAGCTGTTGGTGTCGTTGCGGTAGTGGTGGTTGTCGGGGTAGCCGTAAACACCACATTGCCCCCGGGATCTGAAGTTACCGGTGGTAGTGTTTGAACCTGCGGAATCGGGTCACTCACTGTTTGGGTTGCAGGATCCGCGCCGCCACTTTCGTAAAAGGTGCCGGAACTACCGCCGGCATAGCCCGCGGTATCTTTTGCCAATGCCGGTTCCTGCATATGAAGAAGTAACGCCCCAGCTGTGCCGGCGGCGTTCTCAATTCTTTGTATCTCGTAAAGAGGTAAGTAAGCTGTTGATGTGACGTGTTCAGGATCCTGCCATTTAAAAATGCTGCCATCGTTGGGGTAAACGTAGTAGCCGGCCGCTGTAATGTCGTTTATTGCGTGCGACATTAGCCAGTCGTACCGGGCCTGCATTTCTATGTGGTAGGCATCCTGCGATGCTTGCTGCTGTTCCTGGTATATAGCAGGATCCGAAAAAGGAGAGGGCAGCACTGAAGTTGTTGGCGCATCAAGTAAAGTAATAGAAGGTGCGGAGTAAAGCGATAAGCCTACAGATCTGCCGTTATCTACGAAACCTCCAATATTTCTATATAATCCCATGCCTCACAATTTCAAACACACAAAAGAAAATCAGTTCTTTTTGCTACTGAAATAGCCACGTATTAAAGCAGCACCTAAAACAGAGATAGCCACTACCGGCAACACCTGTGTAAGTATCTTTTCATACCACGTTTGTTCAGCGGCATTTTTATCGGCTTCGGTTTGTGCCCCCTGCGATTGCAGGACGTCAATATTAAAGTCCCCGCTGTGATGTGGCATGTAATAGTAATCCCCGGTTGCCCCTGGATAAAAGATCCACCATAACGTGTTTCGGTTTCGAGCGGGATCCTGATCCAACCAACCATATACTGTACCCGCTATATCCCCCGATTGAAAAGTACCTGCGGGGGTAGGTATATACCCTGTATCCGGCGGGTGTAAATAATAGGGCAACGCCTTGTTGGTAACAAGGGCCTTATCAATTATTTCTGAAGCATCATATACATCAGCCATACTACACAGGTTTGCGAACAATAACAGAAGGCGTACTACCGCTGCCGGGCGTAGGATCCAACCAAATCTCCCAATCACCATCTTCAATACTCACATAAACATGATATGGTTCCTTTGCCCTACCGTACCCCACAAAGCAAAATGACGCATCAAAGCAGCAGCCGTACAACCTATTGAGCGATCCGATTACCCCGGCATTAAAAAGCGCATAATGTTTGCAATCCCCATAACCCCGGTGTAAAATCCCAGTAGGAATTGCCGATGTTTGACTATCAACAGGTTCCTCCCGGTAATGTATGTAGCTTTTGCAAAAACTAAACAAACGATCCGCAACTACCAGCGGATCCCGATCGTAGAAGTAGTCACTGAATGTGTCGTAGTACTTCCCATACAACCGGTGAGCGTAACAGATCTCGTTAATGATATCGGGCACGTATTGCCGCTTAGTGACCAATTGCCATTCGTCACGGTACGTCGGCAGCCTCGACAAAACTTTATCCGCTGTTATCATACCCGTTAAAAATTTTCTTCGACTTCACTCCAAACAAACCACAAAGCAGCGCCAACAGCGGCCGCCTTTAACGGATCGGTTTTTACAAAGGATATGAATTTATCTAAAAGTGTTCCGGTACCCGTCGATGTGGTACCGGTTCCCGGATCGGTATCTATATCTGACGTAAGCCCCGTCGAAGGCCCAGCGGCCAACATTCCATTTACAAATTGCTGTCCGTTGAAACCGGGGCCTGTATAATACTTGTTCCTGTTTTGGTTATCGTCATCGTTGCGCATTTCAGGAACGGGCGCAACCAAAGGGTATTGGTCAAAAATTGAAAGGTTCCAGCACGTATTGTTGTATGTACTACCGGGAAAAAAGTTCTTTTTTAAAAACACAGCACGTTCAACCGCTGCCCGGGGTTGATCCATTCTATTTGGATTGTTATTATAATAAGCATCTACTCCTTGCTCAAGCCTCGTAAGGTCAATATCATTATTGATACGAACACCAAAAAGCATTGTAAACACCAAACGGGCCGTTGGAACAATTTCGTCGGGAACGTCATCGGGAACAATATTTCCCTGGCATTGGATCTGATCAAGTAAACGCTCCCCCAACACATACTCGCCCGTTGAATACCGTCTACCGTTAATGATGGATCGAAACAACCCGGGCAGATCCCACAGCGCACCGCTGAAGTTCAACAAAGCGTCTTTAATCGGGCCATCCGGTAATATGCTGTTCCAAATACCGTTTCTAATTTTTACCAGATCCCCAACACTTAAGCCCGATGCCGTTGTACCGGATAATGGTACTTGACCCTGCGGTACCAGATTGCTATATAACCCGGTTGTAGTTGGCATTATACCCCCACGTTATATGTTAAGCTGAAAGGTTGCTGCATACCGTTTGCATTGACAGCACCGGCAACAACGAGCGCACGTTGACCAACACCACCCGTTAAAATTGCAATGATATCATTAACGATTCCCAACGGTTGTAACCGTAGGGTTAACGGTATTTGCCCCTGACTGTTGGCCGGCACGGTTACAGGCACGAAATCGGACACATTTCCGATCAATGTGCCGTTGCTGGTCACAGATCCCGCCAAACTGTTAATTGTGAAAGTGAGATTGCTAGTGTTCTGAATTACGAGAGTTGCGTAAACTACAGGTGTTAAACCATCGAGAGAAATCCCGGTAATGTTACCCGGAAAGTAGGTTAAATTATTGGCTGCCCTTGATAAGTTCCATATGTAAATACCAGCAGCCCCCGCCAAAATCAACAGCACATCAAGCCCGGTCATCTCACAAAGGTTTATACAAGGAAGTTACGAATGGGGAAATATACCAACAATAGTAAGTTTACTAACGTTAAAACGCATCAGTAAAAAAATCATTACATTGGCCGTCCGCTTATTTTGGGCCAACCGTCGAAGTATTGCAGAAAAAAATATCTGTTATTTTACTGAAAATACCCACTCTGTCGATGCAAAAGCACCTTTTTTATATCGTTTGGGCAAATTATTCTCCAATGTCCGGGTTCACCATGTACCGGTATTGAGAAACCGACTTGAAACATCTTCAAACGCCGTTCCATACAGTCTTTATCTGTCAAATTGCGCCACCGGAGTAATTTCCACTCACTATCCATTACGTACTCACATTCGAGCGTCCACAGTTTACCGGCCGCGCCCATTTCCATCAACTCCTTTGCCACATCCGAGATATAGGATTTTGGCCCGTCGGGTACATCAAAGACCGGTTTTGGGTTTGTTTGCACCAACGTGTTTTTTTCCTGGATGTCTTTTTTTAATTGATCCATTCGCGCCTGTACTTCGGGCGTCGGTTTCTGCTCGTTGCTCATTGTCGAAGGTTGTTTGAATGAAAGAATTTAGTATGTATAGGTGCTTTTCCAGCAAGGGCGGCGGCCCAAATAACCAGGGTACGAATGTTGCAAAGTTCATTTTGAACACGCGAACCCGATTAAGGAAAGATCCAAAGCCCAGGTTCTTAAATTCGGTAAGTGTAAATGTGACAGCTGTAAAAAGGCATGAAAAGCCACGGCTATTATGAAACGCCAAATGCGGGAACTCACTATCGTTTTTGGTAATGTACTTCGTCAGGTAGTTTGCCAATGCAACAGATCCCTTTTTGATTGCGAAATTGATAACGCGTTTTGTTTTGCGATGCTTTGAAATGTCGACGCCGTTGTATTTTGAAATAGAAGGTAGGTAGTAGGTTTTGCCGTTATTGCCACATACAGCCCCAGGCATTGAACCCTTTTTGGCAAGGTTTTTTAAGATCTCCCGCATTCGAAGATTGGCATGGTGCACGTTCATGTAATGGGGAATAGCTATGTGAAAGTGTATTGTGTTTGTGGGATCCTTATCTTCTTTTAAACGGTCACCGGTTTGACGTTCAGCAATCCATAGGTAGTCCTTTAGCTTATTGGTTTGTCGTAACGTAGTTAACCACGTATTAAAAGCCTGATAGCAAACGTTATCGGGAGTATGAGCCGGGAACGTCACCGTCCAAAAAAACAGTTCTTTTTTGCCTTTTTGGGTGTTCAGGTAAGCCAAAATCCGACCCCTTACCTTCGCCTTGTTAACCCTATACGACTTTTTCCGGTCTTTTTTAGTCAAAAGTTGTTCAGAATCAGGGGAAAAATTTTCTTGTGTGCCAATTTCTTGCGATATTGCACCCGAACCGCATAAATAGCGATCCGGTTCATCTAATAACAATAACTTTTGAAGGTTGGGGGGCGTCCCGACCTTCTTTTTTTTGCCCTTGTCTGTATCTGGTTTCTGCGATTCTTTTTTCAACTCTTTACTACTAAGCCATAAACGCCCATTGATGTCAACCGCGCACGCTTCAGATCCTTTGTAACGCTCCTTAAACCTGCGTTCATGCAGGAATGTAACGCCCGTTGACGTTAGCTTTAGTTTTAGATCTGGATCCGACCCGCCGGTCATTGATGGTACTTCGCCTAACTTGATACCTGGAACATTTGGAACGCATGAACTGGGAATTTCGCCGCGAATTTTGCGGATATACGGTGGAGGCGGCTGTAAAGAGAAAGCAGATAGCGGATTGCTATCACATGCAGGGCGTTGCATTGATAAACAATTAACTGATTAATAAAACAATAACGCAGCAAATATAGGGGAAAGTGGTTATAAAACAACAGCCTGTATAGACGCCCCAGGCGTTTCACCAGACACCATTGAGGTCGGCGCATCTATAAACGCGCAATCATGAGTTGTATCCGGGTTGTAACAAACTGAAAGGATCGGCAAAGCCGGCTTATAGAATCTGTTGTAACCAACGCTCAACATATCACTCTTAAGAACAGGTGCATCAGTAGGAAATGATTTTAAGTACTCGATCAAATTACCAACGGTTACTATTTCTGTTATGTCGTTGTTACCCATAGATGTACATGGTTTATCTATTAATAAAATGTAACATTGCCAATACCACGTTGATAGTAGTCATTACCACAACAAACCAGAAACCAAACCACCAACGGGAATTTGCTGTTAACGGGATCCGTCGTTCGTCTATTTCCACAAAATCAGAATCATAGTACAGTCTTGTGTCGTTCGCCACATGCCACCCGCAATTCTCCAGGTAGGTGCCCACACGCCAGTAATCGGGGCCGCCCAAACGACCCGACCAAAGCACCCAGTAGTGGCCGCTCTTACGTCCACCCTTCGCCGAAGGCGAAAAAATTTTTTTATTTTGAGTAGTCAAAAGCATCTAACTGGTTGTTTTAATTGATTGACCAACAATCGAGGGACGCGTATCGCAAGATTGTTGATTATGGTTTTAAATGCGCCCCCGGTTTCCACCGCGGGGCATTTTTATTCCTGGAATGCCACCAACAGATCTGCGTCTACCACTTGCCACATATCCGGGGTAAATGGAATCAGTTCAAATTGATCAGGATCCGCTACGGTGCCCCACGGCAAAGTTTCGAAAGATAGAATAGTAAGGATCATTCCCAAAGTTACGGGGTCACCATGGAAAAAGAATGATCATTCACTAATCGCTATTGCCTAACAGGTAGTAAGGTTCGTCGGCCGTTTCCGGGCCGTCGTAATCGCCGTCACTCATACAGTCCTGTATAGCCATAATCGTAATTTCCTTAATGCTCAGTTCCGGTTTCTTCTCTTTTTTCCGATTTTGTTTTTTCCTACGCTCCATTTGCTTCATGGCAGCGTCGTTGAATAGATATAACTGCACCATAGTAGCGTATTTTGGCCAACATAGCCTATAAACTTTCCTTCTGCATTGACGCACCGTTGATTTTGCCGGGCACCCCGGACAAAAATCAACAGTCCGTCAATGCAGAAGGAAAGTTTATAGGCTATGTTGGCATTTCGGAATTGTCGAAAGGATCTATCTTTCCTAAAACGGCATCGTTATACGCATCCACGCCCCGTTTAACAGCCTTTTCTGTTCGGTCATCCATCTTCATTGCCAACCAAACACTAACCGCTAAATCGGCTTTATTACCATCCGTGCGTACAAATACCCTTCGATCACCGTCGGGTTGTTCGTAGAAAACAATCTCAATACGAGATCTTCGCACGCTACCGGTCAGCAAACCCCAAAGTTTAGCCCTGATCATAGTTAGAAGTTTTCAGGTTTGATATCAAAAAGGTGAGCAGCGCCCCGTTTCTCAACTGTATAATAAATACCGTAGAAATTAATAAAAGTCTCAATGTAAGTTACCACATCCCCAGGGTGCAGCGTAAATTCCGGTTCATTTTCCTTTTGATACCCTTTACGGGGGTATTTGGTCATTTCGTGGGTGAAACGACTACAGACGCACTCTTTTTTTACGGTCAGTTTATCGCCTGCAATCGGCATACGCAAAAATTTAATCGTTTAACCATCAAGCCGTTAACTTTCCATTTTTTGAAAAGTTCGGCGCTTTATAAATCCATAGGGCCCGAAATTCAAAAGTTCATCCCTAGTAAGCTAACAGTAATTGATCTTTTAACCTGTTCGCCTCGTTAAGCACAGACTGGGCATCGGGCCAGTTTTCCAATGAATCGTAAGCATGTGCTGTATCAAACCCGAACACCCACATACCCCGGCACTCATCCGGGCACCAATCCTGCCATGTACCTGAATAAGTCAACCCACCATGAACTTCTATACCCTCGATACTACCGTAATCCAACCCAAAATACGGGTGATCGGAAGGAATCGCTACATACCCGTTACCCCAACCGCCTATCAATGGGAATCTTGAAGTAACAGCAAAAGCAACCAATCTATCAGCCTTTGTTAGTGCCCCCTTTGTCATAATACTATAAGTTGATTTATGTTAATTGAGCAGTCAACCGGTCATTTTGCCCCCGGTGCCATATAATGGAATGGTAGCGCACATTGGTGCCCGAATAAAATTCAACTACGTTTTTTACATCGGTGTACCCAAAACCTGGTTTGTCCTGACAGGGATCACAGATGTACGCAACCCCCTGATCCTTTGCCCCTGTGATGAAATTACCCTATTTAGGAAACCCCCAGGTTATTGTTACCGGCACTTGTACCATGGTCGGGATACCGGTCAGGGGACCGCCACAGGCGCAACACCGGCAATACTTTACAATTTCTTCAGCCAACATCGGTTCAATTTTTAAAGGTTATAAAAGCATTTCAGCGCGTTCAGGGGGCAGGTTGTTTCTGAATTGCCGCCATTGGCCGGCAAGCGTACCCAACACCCCCCTGGTATCGTTGTAGATCTGTTTTTCGTTAAGATCTGCGGCGTCGCGTAATGCGCCAACTTTGTCGTATATCTTATCGATATCTTCCGCAATGTCCATAACGTAATCGTAGTAAGACTTTTTTGTCATATGTTTTAATCAAAAGGTTTCTGTTTACCAAACCCGGAATAATACTCATGGATCAACGGCTTACTGTGAAACGCCCGGATAATTCCAACACCACCCTTAAATATTAACTGCACAATTTTAGCCGGTTCTTCATTTGCACACCCCTTTAAGCTATCCGCATAGATACATACCGGGTAACCGTTGCGTTGTTCGTTGGTGTCTATAAAGCCGAAAAAGGTACGAGCAGAAACACCGTACTTTTTGCATAGCTCATCCAATTCTTTATCAAAACTGTTGATGTGGTCAATTGCCTCTTCACGTGTCATGGTAAAATCTTGATTTTATGGTTAGTTGCCGTCACTGTCCGGATTAGTTAGCCCTTTACTACGTGTCGGGTTCTCCCATCCAGCATCCCGCAGCATAGTGTTTAGCCTGACAACAATGTGCTTAAGAAATGTACCGTTTAAACTATCTGTTGGATCAAAGACAGCGAAAGTATTGTCCGTACTATCCGGAGAGATCCAAAGCCCAGCCAAACCGCGCAGTTTGTGCTTTTCACACACTGCACCGAGATCTTTGTAAACTTCCTGCATTTCCCGATCTGTCATATAGATAAAATTTGTTTGTAGTAATAAAAAGCGCAAGGTGGAAACCCCGCGCTTATGTGATAAAATCCATTCTAAAGATAGGGGCAGATGCAGAAGTACCCACCCGTAGCTGTTAGACCAAAACAGGGCCGAAGCCCATTAAACCAATAATAAAAGAACGTGACGGTAATTAGTTCCCGGCATTACCGTTATTTCGTTTTGAACATCTTCACACAACAGGACAGGGCAGGCATTTTCTGAATGCCTGACAAACCGGAATATACGGTTTGGGTGGTAAGAATCTCCCGTAACCGCAGATATCAAATAAGTGCTCTTATCAACGAACTCAAACCGCTGTCCTTCTTTCAATTCCTTCAAAAGCATACCAATCTATTATAAAGTTGTTTGTTAAAGGTAACGACCGGGAATTAACCGGTCGTTTGTTTCCATGTGTACTACCCAAAAAATGGAATCTCGTTTGGTTGATACGGGCAACGGATTAATGATTGCAATGACTGTAGCGAAAAGAAACTAACTGCCGGGGCTACAGTGTCGGATCTAACTTAACAGGCCCCCACGGCCCAAATTTTTCAGTCTGAAACCCCCCTTATTCCTGATGAGGATGATGCGCAATTTCTTTCGGCACGAACTGGGGCAGGTACTGGTAGTTCGCTATAACAGGATACAATCCCAGTAAAGCAAACGCGTCGCGTGTGCATGGTACAGGCAGCGCAATTTCTATAAGGTCAGTGCCCTCAAACATATCCCTTATCGAATCTTCATTAAACTTACCGGCGCCGGCCAAACTATCTGAATAGCCGTACCCACCATGCCGCCAGTACATCGTAATATTCTCATCGGAGTATTTAAGGGAAATAAGAATGTAAAGGCCTTCACAGCCGGTTATCCAATCCTGACCGAAGGCAGGCAATGTAAATGAAGTAGCCATAACGTTAGTTTTTAAAAACAGGGGGCGGCTGACCGCTCCCCTGATTGTTCTCGTATAGCCGGCCCGTAAAAACCGGCCCGTTAATCAAAACTCACAGTTGCTACTAATTGCCCGCCTTTTCCAGTGTGGCAATCTTTGCCTGTAGTTCCTTTAATCGTTTGGAAAAAAAGGTATGCCACGACATAAACACGCCAATGATGAATTGGCTTTCATCTTCATTAATATCAAGACTAACGACTGTAACTTCCTGAAGTAGTCCGCGAATGGAGAATACAAATTGTTTTGCGGCTGCGGGCGTGCTGTCCGTAACACCTTTGATGATTTCGGTGCACTCACTAATACGTTGTTGATAGTACGCTGTTTTAGCGTATAGCTGATGGATTTGGTTCATAACAATAACTTTCGTCAAATATGAGAAATTCCCGGCAATTGGCAAATAAGCGGTAACACTTACACATCAATATAACCGGAATTAGTAAGGAACCCTAATAAAAAAGGGGGCAGACTTGAAAGCCACCCCGTTAAACGTTGTCAGCACTTGCACCATACAAGCTGCTAACCATTGAATTTACCTGCCGGCAAGATAATAAAAAAGGGGGTAATAGAAATTACCCCCGTTAACCTTATCCTGTAACGATTGCTTGCCCTCACTGGCAGCAACGTACATAACCTTTTCTATAAACCTAATCCGGAATCTACCATCTCAACGACGGTAAATACGCAGAGCACAATATAGAGCATTTCAGGAAAACCACAAATCAAGTTCCTTATGCCGGCGTGTAACGAGATCCTGCGATACAACCCCGCCAGCATGTACGTATCTCATCCATTGGGTTTGTAGGGCGTTATCATCGCCGGCATTAATATAGGGCACCATGTCATAAGCATTACCAATACCCAGATTATAACTGAAATCAAGAAGCGCCACCCACTGCGAAACGGTCAGCGTTCTTTTTACTTTCGGTTTCAACAAATCGTAGTCATGCAGAAAGTAGGATACCATTTCCGCAAAAGCCTGGGCCCTGGTAATTGTACCGGTGGATCCCGGCGCAGCTGTACCGTACCCCCAGCTGTAACGGGAAACATCCCAGTAAGGGCGATCCCTGAAACCTTCCACGGTGGGAATGAATGCAGCCAGTTTGTTAATGAGACGAATTTTAAACATCGCCGTCCACGCTATAACCACGGCCAGCCCCCCAATTACAATATGTTCGGTTTTCAGTTTCAGAAGATGTGGATCTGCATTGTAGCACCGCGCAACAACGTAATTGGAAGTACATCAGAAGTGTTCTGTGCAATCTGCAATGAAAATGTTGTCGCAGCGTTGGCCAATATATAGCCCTTACCCCAAATTCGGTAGTTGCTGGCCACAGCTGAAGCGTTGGCAAAATCGGCGGCAGCTGATTGCGCAGCATCAAAACGGGTAGGAGTTGTGACATCCACAATAGCCCATTCAGCATTATAAGCGGTAGGGGCAGCCGAACTATTGGCACGGAACCGAAAACCACCGGTCGCACCCAATGTAAAAACGCCGCGCATCTCCCATTTTAATTGCTTCCCCGCCGGCAGGGCATAAGTAAACCCGGTCATATCTACCAGTACTATACTGCTGGCCACCGCCTGGTTGGCGGCCAACACATTTATTGTTTGGATCCCTTGCGTAAAAGCCATAATACATAGTTTTAAAAGGTTAAGTGAGCGTCCACGCGCCCAAAAAAGATTCTGTCACCCATACCGAACCCGTCCATATCAACACCACTGTAGCGCCTACATCTGTACTTACAAGTGCACCACTTACGCTTGTCGACAAACTACCAAAGCGTATAGTTTGGCCCGCAGCAGCCTGAACTGTAGAGCCCCCGGCGTTATTTATAGCCAACCTGAAAATGAAACCTGAACGGTTTGTAACGGACATATCAGGCAGGTTGAAAGTATTAGCAGCTGAATTTGTAAACAACTTCCCACTGTCCAAATCACGGTCAACATTATATGCACCGGCCCCTTTGCTTGAAACAAACCTTCGGTAAGTAATTGTCCCGGCGATGCTAACTGTCGCGCCACTGAAGGTCAGGGTACCACCGGGGCCGAACCACCACCTTGAATTATTTACATCAATTGCGCCAACCGTAAGACCACTAGCGAGTATTTTAAAAAACCCCGAATCGTCGGCTCGTAACTCGAAAGAATCGTTCCCTGTGCTTATCTGCAATGCGGAACGCCCAGGGCTGCCAGAATACAAGTTCAAACTTGAAACGCCATTGTCCCCGGATAACAGCGTAATTGTAGGAAGGCTATTATTGCCCCCCGTTATATTCATAAAGGGGGTTGTATTAACGCCCCCTGTTATAATGATGCGTGTGCCGTCTAAGTAAGTAGTTAAGGCGTTAAGTATTGTACGTAACGTAATACCGAACCGGTTCCCGATTGCATCTTCTGTAACTATTTCCCGGTTGCTTAACAACTGTGCGGGCTGCGCAGGATCCGCGGCATCGTTACCCAACACGATCCTACCCGAAACGCCGTCTACCGACAATCCGTTATCGGCCGACGTTGAAACAAAGGGCGGGCCGCTTTGCTCCCGTTTCTGACTTGTTTGTAAGCTTACAAGACCAATACCCATACTTCACTTCTTTTTAAACATAGTACAACTGTACAACTTCCACGGCCGGCGTCGCACCAACGGGCGCACGGAACGACAGATCTATTTTACCGGTATATACATCACCCCAATGGCCTGATATTGTCCTGCTATCCCCCAAAGCTGTCAGGGGCGTAGCGGATGGAAATATCACCATGCCTTGTATTGTGGCGGTCGTGTCGCCCACATTGGTAAACATGAACGCAAAGCAGTTACGCGCCGGCGGGATGTAGGCGTTCTCTGTGTAGATCTGCACGGTCATGTTGTACGGCCGATCCCCCAACTTATTCACCAACTCCCGCAACACATCCGGCGTGATCATGGCCGGCGAATTACGTGCACCTATATCCATAAAGCGTTATTTAAGCAACCGGGAGAGCCCGTAAACGATTGCCGCCCCCAGGCTGCCCAGTAA